ACTTGATCTTCACTATGCTGTGCGATCAACAATGCCTTTTCTTCCTTTACTAAGAATGGTCTGAATTTAACATTCTCTTGAGTTGAAGGGATTGTTACGTTATACGTAGGGGTTGTGTTAAATGGTAAAGCCATATTATGATTCTCCTTTGTTCATAGTTTGTATCATTTTCGCTAACTCACTGGTGCTACCTACAAAGATAGCGTTGTTTGTAATCTTGGATCCTTCTTTATTTTTAGGCGCATCCAATTTGGCTTTTTGTTGATGTAAGTCCATGAGTTGTTGGTTTACATCAGCCAATTGTTTCATCAAATTACCCACAACTTCAAAAGCACGTGGGTGTTCAGATTGTTTGGCAACTTCCAGCGCATGCATCAAAGCATTCTGACCAGTTGTTAATAATTCACGAAGGTTGTTACGAGTATCTTCGTAATCGTTTTCAATTTTTGTTTCTGCAGAAAGGATTATTTCACCAGTAACTGAATCAATAACTTCACCTTCACTGGAAGTCTTTGTTATGACTGGTGTGTCAAAGACTTCGGATAATCTATCATCAATTTTCATTATAGTTCACCACGCTCCATTAAAATCTTTTTGTTAGCCTGATGTTCTGCTTGAGTTAACTCTTTGTTCTCACCTTTATACGGAACTGCGTAATTATTTTTTATTAACCAGTCATTTACTTTTGTTCCATCTTCCAAAAGAAACACACCAAGAATTCTACCAAACTTGTCATCATTATTATCAGATTTTTGAGTTTCAATAATCTGCCATGAACCAACAGGAAGTTTTTCTCCCAGTTTCTTTTTAGATAAAAGACCTCTTGGTTTTTCTTCTTTATTTGTAGTTCTAGATTCAGGTGTATCAATTCCAGCCATGCGCACACGTTGGTTTGCTAATACAATATTGAAACCTAAGTCTAAATCAATATCAACAGTATCACCGTCAAGAACTTTATTAATTTTACATTTATATTGATACATTAATCGTTCCTTGTATTTCTTACTGGAGGATCATTAGGATCTAACGCAAAACTTACTGGTGTAGGTGCAACCATCATTGGCTTTAGCGAACTAAACGCAGTAGGTGCTGGTGTAGGAATAGGTGATGGTGTAATTAGACCACCATTATTTGCGCCATTTAGTTTTTCCTGTGTGCGACCGAATGCTGCGATACCTAGAACTGCACCCATGGCGATATGGAATAGACCAGCACCTTGCAGTGATAGTGGACTCCACTGAGTGATTGGGGTATGAGTTGCTGTTTGTAACAAACTCCACAGGATTGGGAATATAATCATATCCATGGTACAAACTAGCATGTACATCCAACCCATCATTGGACGCCACTTACTGTTCATCCAATCTTCTTTCTTTAGTTCGCTTTCGTCTTTTACTTCTTCTGCCATGTTACTTCCTTAGTAATCAAATGTTATTCTACCATTTTTATCTACGTAGGTATTCACGCCACCATAAGCAGCTGGTGATGTATTTGGTGCTCGTACGAGATCTAGTTTCTGAGACATTACAGTTGGTGTAGGTTCTGCTCTATTTAATGTTTCTGAACGCCAATATTTATATGCAAAACTAACACTCAGCTTCATTACGTCTTTCTGATCATATCCCATTTGAACTGCACTAACAGTTTTTGGATAAACTTCATAAAGACCAACTATATACTTTGGTCGATTAGTTAAATCTTCAACGAAAATCTTAACTACGTCAGCAGTATAGTTATTGTAGTAATTAAAATTTCTTGTATTAATGTTATGAACACTTAGAATCCACTCATCAAATATACCTTTAATTACCATATTTCCGTCAACATAAAAACTTAATGTGATTGGATCATAATTCATTTCATACGGCATTTCTCTAACTTCACCGAATGTTCTAATTGGTGTTGTATTTACGTTTAATCCAGGTAACTGTATTGCTTCACAAAACAATAGCATCTTTCTATACTGATTTTGTGAGTATGTTGTTCCTGGAGTAGTCAACTGAACCGTATAACGATTTGATCTTGCTAAACCAGATTCACCGATCTGTGATACAAAATTTGATATTTTCATATGCTAGCCTGAGAGTCTTTCCATACATTTTCTTTTGATGCCTTTGAGAATCTTTCTACTGGCAATAGCATGGCAGTTGCCCAATCACTTGAATCGATTTTCTTAAAAGCTGTTTTAACATGGGGCAATAGATAATGTTTAATGCAAGGTTCTGCTAACTTAAATTTAGATACCCCAGCGATCAATGCCCATGAATACTTTAATCTTGTGGTATCATCCATCTTATCATTATTCTTGAATACCATCAAACGATCCAAAAGACGAATGCGTAGTTGATAAGGAAGATAGTGCATATTTAAACCCATGAACCCACCAGGAACTGATGCATACGGAAATACCAAAGGAAATTTATCGTAGTACGGTAGAGTTTCTTTTAGTTTTGGATCATATCCAAACATGTAAAGATTACCTGGAATAATACGTGCCTTTAGGTCACCACTATTCTCACGCATTAATCGTTGTGGTGTAATCCTCTGCTTAGCGAGAAGCAGTAGCTGTTGGGAGAACCATCCACGAGATTTAGTTGCAGCATTTTTGAGATCGTATTTATTACGCTCAAAAATGTCGTTCATGGAAGGGTTTTTAGGTTGAGTAGCCATTTAATTATTTAGGTCATTTAATACCAAGTTCATGCTCAGTTATAATCTTAAATTCCCATCCACGATCTTTTGCATACTCACTGGCAGCTTTCCACTTAGCTTGATTTTTAATAAATGTCATTGATTCTGTTAGATAACGCTGAGTCTGACGACCTGGATATACTGGGGGAATAGTTTGAGCAGCTGGTTTAACTTCTACGAGATAGGTTCTAAGCAAACCTTCCTTGTTCTTAATCTGAATTTGGAAGTCTACGAAATAACGATGAATCTTATCATCGGTTGGGCATCTATACGGCACTACAGTTTCTTCGGATTTCCATTTAACGACTGATGGGTTTTTGTCACACCATGAGGCGAATTTAGTCTCCCAGGAACTACGCATGATTATACACGTAGGATCGCCTGAGTATTTTTCTGGAAATGCAGGTACGAATCGTCTTTTATGGAACATAAATATTGTAAAGAATAAATAACCACTTTTATTTAGACGTAAGTAATGCGCCTAAATAATAATGTAAGCCAACTAAAATAGAGAACTTATGGCAGAAACAAACCAAAAACCCACTGCACCTGTATTCGAAACTTCTCAACCGCAGAAATTCGATGCAAAAGAATTTCAAATCGGTGGAATGTCGTATCCGAGTGACTTGTTTAGTAACCAACGTGTTTATGGTGGAAACTACGTACTCTTTAACATTAATGTAAGTGATGACTCTAGATTATTGAAATCTGGTTCTGCTACACCTGTTAAAAAACAACCAACACGTGATCAACGTGGTGCTTTGATTGGTAGTAAAATTACTAACGCTGAAGGTATTGGGGCTTCTGCGGTAAGTGGTGTACTTACTGGTGGATTGATTGGTGGAGATTTTAAAGGTGCTACTATTGGTGGATTACTTGGTGCAGGTGCTGGTGCAATTGTAGCTGATGCAGCTGGTGATTTATCACGTCAGCAAAAACGAATTACTGCTGGAATCATGCTTTATGTCCCAAACCAACTGAGTGTTAACTATAGTATGGACTTTGGGGCTGAAGATACTTTTGCTTTTCAAGCAGCAGCTATGGCAAATAGAGAAGTAGCAAAGGCAACTGCAAATTCTGCCAAGTCAATTGCAAAAGATATTGCAACAAATTTAGCATTATCAAAGACACCAATTAGTGGTGCTCTTTCTGCAGCTTCTGGTATGGCAGCAAACCCCATGAAAGAACAAGTATTTAAAAATGTTAACTTTAGAAAGTTTACATTCGATTATACTTTCTCTCCTCGTACTGCTGCTGAATCAAGAACTGTTAATAAAATTATAAACACATTTAAACTACACATGCACCCAGAGTTTAAAGATACTTCAAACTTTGTGTTTATCTATCCATCTGAGTTTGATATAACATATTATTCTGGTGGTAGTGAAAATTTTAATTTACATCGTCATACATCTTGCGTACTTGAAAGTATGAATGTAAATTATACTCCAAATGGCGCATTCAATACCTTCGAGGGTGGAATGCCAACTCAAATTAATGTCACTTTGTCGTTCGTAGAATTGGCAATCTTGACTAAAGCACAGATAGCGAATAATTACTAATGAGCTACTTTAACAATCTCCCAGAAATATATTACAACTTCATGGTGAATGGACAGGATAAACTTTTTATTGTCCGAGATATCACTGCGAATGTAAGACCATTAAAAGAAACTCTAGATAATATAACACTCTATGACTTGTATGATATTATTGATGGTGAGACTCCAGAAATTGTATCAAGCAAATTTTATGGATCGCCTAATTATCATTGGGCAATAATGATAGCCAATCAGCGTTATGACTATCTAAATGAATGGCCATTACCCTATGATAGATTAGTTCAATATTGTATTGATAAATACGGTGAAGGTAACATTTATGCAACACATCATTATGAAGATGAAAATGGGTTCGTTGTAAATAGCAATTACCCTGCAGCAACTCCGATAGATAATATTACACATGAGGGTAGAATCAATGAATCAAAGAGAAGAATTAAATTAGTTTCTCTACAGATTGTACAACAAATGGTTTCTGAATTTGAAGGGTTGATGAATGTTTGAATTTTTAGGTTCCGCAAGTAGAGGATTCAGTTCTGATAAACTCAGATATGCTGGAGACGTAAATGTTAATAGGATTAACATAACATCTCTTTCCAGTGGTAAGGTATTTAACGTAACTAATCAATTACTTACTATTCAAATATATGAAGACTTATTTGCACCATTCATGTCTGGTTCTTTAATTATAAGAGAATCTCTTGATTTTATCGGCTACTTTCCCTTCATTGGACAAGAAGTAGTAGACATTAGAATTTTTACTCCTGGGTTTGATAAATCATCACCAGCTGATGTAATAAATGGAAGATTTTATATTTACAAAATATCTGATCGTGAAAAGTTGGCAGATAGAAATGTTGTTTATCAACTGCACTTTATTTCAATTGAAGCTGTAACTGATCTTAATACAAAAATATCAAAAGCGTTTGCAGGGAATATTCGTTCGTTAGTTCCTTCAATAGTTGATACATGGTTACAAGGTCCAGGACAAGCAAATAAGAAACCGATGAAGTGTACTTTAGTTGCAAATAAAACAAAATACGTTTCTAATTTTTGGTCTCCAATTAAAAATATAAACTACCTTGCTGAACGTGCTCTTGATTCTAAAGGAAATCCAACATATATCTTTTTTGAAAATAGATATGGTTTTAATTTTATTTCTTTGGACGAGCTAAATGTTAATGGTAACAATGGACCAAAGCAAATATTCATCACTAATACAGTACAAGATGAAATAAATGAAGAATCGGGGGGATCTTCTAGAAATATATCAAAACAATTCCAAGCAATCAAAGAGTTTGAACTTGTATCAAATCAAAATTACATGGATAATGTTTTGAGTGGAGCCTATGGTTCAACCATAATGTTTTTTGATATTACTAAAAAGAAATTTAAAAGAATTTCATATAAACCAAACCCACAATTTAACCCTAGTGAAACTCATTTAAACCCAGAAGCACTATTTACTTCTAGCTTAATTGCAACAAATAAAGGTGTTTTATTTAATGATGTTTTACATTCAAAAATGTTTGGTGATGAGTGGGATGATGTTACTAGCATTACTATGAGACTAGAACGTATGTCTAGATTAAAATTGGCAGAATCATTTAAACTCAATATTGTTGTTCCAGGAAGAACTGATTATACAGTTGGTGATAAAGTTAGAGTAAAGAGTTATAAAAGTGCACCTGTAAAGAAAGGTGATTCAGATACTAATAGTACAGACTGGGTTATATCTGGACACTATTTAATAGCTACCATTAACCATGTAATTGACAGAGAACATCATGAGTGTCACATTCAATTGATTAAAGATTCTCATCATGGTGTACATGCGCGACAAGGATATAATTAATGTTTAAAAAGTTTTATACTGGATGCGTAGAGGATAGAGATGATCCTTTGAAAGTTGGACGTTGTAGGGTTCGTGTTGTTGGTCTTCACACTGAAGATAAAACTGAACTTCCAACAGAAGATTTGCCATGGGCTCAACCAGTATTACCTATTACTGAAGCTAGTTCCTCTGGTATTGGTAGTGCACCAGTCGGACCAGTTCCTGGTACATGGGTATTAATTATGTTCATGGATGTGGACGAACAGATTCCAATTATGATGGGAACTTTTACTGGAGTTTCTCAAAAGGAAGATGCCTTTGATGGTAATAATGTACAAACTCCATTGGTTGTTAATAATGTTTTATTAAATGGAGACACTGCACGAGAAGCAAATGCGGCAGCACCACCAGCACCAGCACTGACAGCATCAGCTGGTGGTTCAGTTGGATCTGATAAATTACCACCTGGTAAAGTTGTAAATACAGAAAATGTTATTGGTCCACTTGGTAAACTTATTAAGAGTGGTGAGACAGTTGCGGGTAGTTATGATACCTTTACAAAATCTTCAAATGGTCCACAAGGGACTTCTTCTATAGCAACTGGTACTGGTAATGTCAAATTGTCTAAGATGACAATTAAAGACATCATGGAAAAACAATCAATGCCAGCTGGAAGTCCAGATAAACTTTCTTCAGTTGGTAAGTATCAAATTGATCCAGTAACTTTAAAGAATGCGATTCAAGCACTTAATATAGATGTTAATCAAACATTCAGTGAGTCAACTCAGGATCTTATTTGTCAAGAATACATTGTTGCTCGTAAACGTCCGAAGCTATTTGCGTATTTTAAAACTAATTCTAAGACTGATGAAAAGTTATTAAAAGATGCTGGTGAAGCACTTGCAGCAGAATTTCCTACATATGAAGATCCATACAATCCTGGATTTCCATATGGTGGTGAGAAAGGTAACTATTATAAAGCTGGACATAGAGTTGCCACTAAATTCGATACTGTTAAAGAAAACCTATTACAAGAATGGGAATTTCGAAACGACGCAAACAATCCTTCACCAACAGTAGCAATTGCGGGTGGCGACAAAGTTGAAAAAGGATCTGATTTTTCTGGTGTAAGAAAATCACTACCACCAGATGACTCAACCACAACTCCTCCAGAATCTTCCGCTGCAGCTGGAACTAATATTCCAAATGAATTTCCAAATCCAGATATTCTTGGTGGTTTAGATATCTTAGGTGCTGGTAACTTAACAAACTTTGCTGATCTTGGTAATGCATTTAACGCAGCTGCACTAACTGCTGCTGGCGATTTAAATAATCTCGGGTTAGGAGATCTGGGTAAACTTGGTGATCTTGGATCAGCAATTGGTGAGTTGGGTATTTCTGGGTTGGCTAATCTAGATGCATCTTTACTATCAGCAATAACTGCTACTCAAACTGAATTTGCAAATCTAGCAAAGCAAGTTAATTTAACTGGTGACATCAATAAGGTTCTAACAAGTGTAACTGGAACTGCCACCAGTACTCTTACTAGTTTTGGTAATAACCTAAATGATATATCATCAAATCTTGGCATTGATAATCCATCTGGTACTGTTAGTGGATTAGTTGCTAATCTAGGATTATCTTCAGCTGATCCTAGATTACTTGTAAAGGAAATGGAGAAAATTGCTGGTTCCACTGCTGGACAAGCAAGAGCATTATTAGTAAAACTGCAAGGTGAACCATCTAAACCACAAGCAGTTCCCATGGGAGAACGCAGACCAGATGGAACTATTAGTAATGGTAGTTTAGTTGACTCAACTAAAGGATTTCAAGATCCAAATGGTGTATATCCAAAGTATCAAGAAGAACAAGATACAAACCGACTTGCTTCTGGTAATAATCTTGGAAGAACAATTGTTACTGAAAAACAAGCTGATTTAAAATCTGGAATAAGAATAGCGAATGGTGGAACTTGGAATTCTCCACCAGTACCTTATGCTGCTGTCTATCCTTATAACCATGTAAAACAGTATGAATGTGGACATGTGCTGGAGTTTGACAATACTCCAGAAGCTGAGCGTATTAATATCCACCACAAAGCTGGCACATTCATTGAGATAGATGCTTCAGGAACTCAAGTCAACAGAATCATGGGTGATGGATATGAAATTATTGATCGTAATGGTTTCATCTATATTAAAGGTGCATGCAATTTAACAGTTGATGGCGCATTAAATGTTCGCACAGATAACGTCTTTAATCTTGAAATTTCTGGCACAGCGAATATAAATGTTTATAATGATGCTAACATTAATGTAAGTGGCTCAACTAATATGGCTATTGGTGGTGAGTTTAATCTTAAAGCAAATAAAATTAATATGGAATCTGCTGGACAGTTTAACCTTATATCTAAAACTGGCTTCAACATGGAATCTGGTGCAGATCTTCACATCAAGAGTGATGGCACAGCATTTATTCAAACTGAAGGTAATATTAATAATAAAACTAAGGGTGGTGTATTTATTGAAAGTGGTCTTGATACAAACATCAAATCTGGTGGTTTGTTGAATATGCAAAGTGAAGATATTTTTAATATCAAATCTGGTAAACTATTGAACATTGAAAGTATTGATAATTTAAATCTTAAAACTGCTGGTGATGGTTCATTTGGTTCAACTGGTCCATTAAGTATCAATTCTAGTGCAACTGTTGCAATTGATGGCACTGCAATTCAATTAAATAACGGCGACTCTACTCCTCCAGAATCTGCAGCTGTTGCTAAAGAAGCTAAAATAGCTAGAACTGCAGTAAGAACTGATTTAGAATTACCAATTGAAACACGTGGAACTTCTGGTGTTTCTCAAGTGGCAGCTGCTCCAGTGGTAACTCGTGGTTCTGAAGTTGCTTTTGAGTCACCAGAGAAAACTCCAGGTTCTGATTTAGCGGCATATAAAGCAGATAGAGTTGATCAGAATCAAACATCAAAATCTGCAGACGCTGCAACTACTTTCGCTAAAGACATAGTTAAACCAACTGCTAAATCTGCAGCAACTGGAAAAGATTCTGATGTTAGCGCAATATTAAATATGTCACCAGATGCATTCAATGCTGGTATGAGATTATCCAAGAACTTTACTCTTGGTGATTTAACTAAAGGTGGTGTTCGTATTCCAAGAAGATCATATCAAATGGCTACTGGTGAAATGTTAGCACCACAAGATATTGTTGCCAATATGAAACGTCTATGCGACAACTTACTTGAGCCAATTTGTGAATTATATGGTAGAGATTCTTTTATAATTACCAGCGCATTTAGAAGACCATCAACTGGTCCAAATGATGGTGGTGACTTGAATATTAAGAAAGCTGATGGTAGTTATCAGAAAGAAGGTGGTGATCATCCTACTGGACGTGCTGCTGATATTTCTTTCAAAGGTGGTAAAGCGGATACCTTTAAGAAAGCAGGTGAGATTGTTAAGAAGTTAGGTTCATGGCATCAGATTATCATGGAATATGATAGAGGTGGAGAAGCATTCTGGATTCACTGCTCATACAGACAAACAGGAAATCAGGGAATGATGTTTACAATGAATAATCACAAAACTGTTGCTGGAACTTATCCTAAGAGTGGATTTGTGTTGGTATAATGGCCATCAGAATAACTAAATCAAACCAATCAGGATTTTCTTCAGTTCCTGGAGATGAAACTAATGAGGTAGAGGATTTAAATAACTATCTTCCAACGGTATTGGAAGAAACTACATTTTCCATTGATTTAACTTTTGATGGTAAGTATTCTGATGGTGTTAGTGGATTTACTTATCTACCAGCAACAAATAATACTTCATCATTTGGATGGAGTGCAATTGGGTTGACTTATACTAAAATTAGTGCCAGTGTTGCTCGCATATCTGGTCCAATAACAAGTCCTTTTACTAATCAATATTATAGATTCGTTCTTCCAGATTTAAGTTTACAAGTTTTACCAAAAGATACAACAACACCATTCTTTTCACTGGAGAAGTATCAAATGCCTTCTCCAGTTAGTATAATGAAAACATATACGTTTAACGTAACAATTCCAGCAGACCCTTTATTGGGTGGTTCTGCAACAACTGAAACTATTAGTTTATATCAGTGGGTTCACTGGTCTTACTCTACTGCAGTGGCAGCTATTGCTTCTGCTCGTTCAATAGGATTAAAATAATGCCTTCCGTAGCAAGAGCAGGTGATAGTGTATTGTCCCCAGATGGAAGTGGTTATCAATGTGGCGCACCCATGCAAACTAGCGTTGGGCAAGTTAATAGTAATAATGTTTATGCAAATGGAATTCTTATCGTAGTTCAGGGAAATGTGATATCTCCACATCCAATGGGTGGATGTTCCACAGATACATCAACTTTATCTTCGTTTTCAGCGACAGTTAGTATAGGTGGTAAGGGTGTTGGTAGGATAGGAGATAGTTATGGAAATAACGTGATTACTCAGGGATCTGCAAATGTATTTGCAGGATAATTACTAAATAATAATATGGCAAACTATTCCAGAACATTTACAGATATAGATTTAAACTTTCTGGCTCATCCTGTCACCAAAGATGTGACAGTTAAGACTAATGAGCAAGCTATTAAATCCGCAGTCCGAAATTTGATTTTAACATCAAATTACGAAAAACCATTTCATCCAGAGATCGGTTCTCAGATAAAATCACTCTTGTTTGAGCCAGCAACTCCCATGCTTCCTATTATGCTTAAGAAAGCAATAGAGTTCACGATTTACAACTTTGAGCCAAGAGTTAGTCTTACAAGAGTAGAAGCAATTGTAGCTGAGGATGAAAACTCTATCGACGTAACCATAGAGTTTGTAATAATCAATACGAGTACCCCAGTGGCACTTGATCTAATACTTTATAGAACGAGATAAGATATGGCTATAGATAGCAAAAGAATTCAGGTCAGTGAATTAGATTTTGACCAAATTAAAAGTAATCTAAAGAATTTCTTAAAGGGACAAAGTCAATTTTCTGACTATAACTTTGAGGGTTCAGGATTGTCTGTACTGCTAGATGTCCTTGCATATAATACTCACTATAATGCATTGTATACAAACTTAGCTGTAAACGAAATGTTTTTGGATTCAGCAAGTAAACGTGCAAGCGTAGTATCTCTTGCCAAGACATTAGGATATACTCCTTCTTCAGTTAGATCTGCTAGAGCCAAGATTAATCTGGCGGTAACTAATCCAAACCAAAGCCCAGCTACACTAACACTCCCTCAATATAGTCCATTTAGTACAATTATTTCTGGTGCTAATTACACATTTTATACGCCATCTGAATATACAATTATTCCTGTGAGTGGTACATATACTTTTACAAATATTGACTTGGTTGAAGGGAGACCACTGGAATTTCAATATACTGTTGCCACTGGTCAGCAGTATATTATACCAAACCAATTCGCTGACATTTCAACGCTAGCAGTTCGTGTACAAGAATCTGCAACATCAGATACATTTACCACATTCACAGCAGCAACTTCTATAGTTCAATTGGCATCAGATAGTAATGTTTACTTCATTAAAGAAATTGATGGTGGATTGTATGAAATTGTATTTGGCGATTCAATTATATCAAGTGGTCTAACTAATGGTAATGTCGTTCACTTAGATTATTTTGTTTCTGGTGGAATTGTTGGTAATGGCGCACGTCAATTTACCTACAATGGTATTTCGTTGATTGGTGGAAGTCCAGTGATAACTACAGTTGATATTGGTGCTGGTGGAGTTGACATTGAAACTATTGATAGCATTAAGTATAATGCTCCAAGATTATATGCTGCACAAAATAGAGCAGTAACTCCAGATGATTACAAAGCATTAATTTATGCTGCGTATAATTATATTCAATCAGTTTCTGTTTGGGGTGGAGAAGATAATACACCTCCAGTTTATGGTAAAACATTTATTTGTGCAAAACCATATAATGCAAATAAATTAACTCAACAACAAAAAACTGATATCCTAACTACATTACTTGCATCTAGAAGTGTAGTATCTATTACACCAGAGATTGTTGATCCAGACTTTATCAATATTGCGTTAGATGTAACAGTTTATTTTAATGACAGAAAGACTATTAAGACTGCATCTGAAATTGCATCAATCGTAACTACTACTATTTTAAATTATGATGATTCTAAACTTCAAAGATTCGATGGAGTATTCCGCTTCTCTGAACTTAGTCGTTTAATTGATACTGCAGAACAAGCAATTGTAAGTAACATAACAACGGTATTGATGCGTAGAAAAGTATCACCACGTTATAATGTTTCTGCTGAGTATACATTGAACATGATTAACCCAATTTTATCTTCTGGTGTGGCAGAAGAAGCTGTATCGTCAACAGGGTTTTATGTTAATGGTAGTGAAGAGATACATTATCTTGAAGATGATGGCTTAGGTAATGTTAGAATTTTTTATAATGTTGCATCAAATAGTGCAACTGGAAGCACAAAATTTATTGTTAATCCAACAATCGGAACTGTTGACTACGCCAATGGTTTGTTAACTATTAGAAACTTAAATATTACTGGATTAGCAGATATTGATTGGGAAATTACTTTCAAACCACAATCAAACGATATCGTTTCTGCTTATACTCAAATCGCTGAAATTGCACGTGATCACTTAACTGTGTTGGCAATTGCGGATAAAACTGCAAATGGTGATCTGCGTGGTGGAAAGAATTATACATTTACTTCTAGCAGAAACTAATGATTACCCGTCCAAAGATCTCATCAGTTCTCCCTTCTCAGGTTCCTGAGTTTGTAAGGGAAGACTATGGTACATTTATTGATTTCATAAAAGCATATTATGAGTTTTTGGATCAGAATTATGATTCACAATTTACATCTCTTAGAGATTTAGATACCACTCTAGACTCATTTATACAATATTTTAAAAATGAGTTGGCACATAATATCCCGTATACGGTTGTTAATGAAAGATTCTTATTAAGTAAAATCAAAGATCAGTACTTAGCAAAAGGTTCTGAAGCATCCTTTAAACTTCTTTTTAAGATCTTATTCAATAAAGAAGTTGTAGTTGATTATCCATCAAAACAAATTTTACGTGCATCAGACGGTAAGTGGAATCAAGACGTTTCTGTATTCGTATATGTTAATGCGGGTACTCCAGAAGATGTTGTTGGTAAAATTGTTGACGTTGTTACTGCAACAAAGATTCTTCGCATTCAGGTTGATAAAAGACAGTATGTTGAAATTGAGGTAGAGAATGCAGTTGAGATTTCTGAGGATATTTACGAATTGTTTATTGATCGTAGATTCTTTGGTAATATTACGATTGGTGATAAACTTCGTTATAGTAACATATTTGATGCCACGGTATTGGCAACTACATCAAAGGTTGAGATTCAACGTGCTGGTAAGAAGTTTAAAGTTGGTGAATTGTATGAAGTTAGAAATGGTCAGGGTGTTGGTTCTGTATTAAAGGTTACTCGTGTAAATGAAACTGGTGGTATTGAATCACTTGAATTTGTTAAGTATGGTATTGGATACACCACAGACTTTACTTCAACATTATTACCGTATGGTGGTGTTTCTGCAACAAGTGCTGGTGCCACTGGTTTAGTTATTTCTGGTTCATCACCAAACACAGCAATTGCATTCGCAGAAACTTTAAATGGTTTCTTTGAGCAAGGTACTATCAACACCACAAACTACAACGTAACCTCATATTGGGATGGTACTTATGTAGGTGAAACTGTTCGTGAATTCTTTGTTGATAACAAATATACAATTTTAGATGCAGATGAACCTGCAGTTATTAAAATTACGTTAAACTCTCTGGCAAAATATCCAGGATACTATACAACAAATGATGGCTTCTTGGACGATGCTATCTTTATTCAAGATAGTCGTTACTATCAGGCATTTGCTTATGTTCTTAAAATTGACGAACGTCTAGATACTTACCGTTCTGCAGTTAAAACATTATTGCATCCAGCTGGTATGGCATTGTTTGGTGAGTTTGATATTCGAAATGATTTTGATACTAGTACTACACTAGAATTTGCATTGAAGTATTTGATACTTGCTGTGCAAGATGAAATTCAAACTGATGCTGTTATTTCTACAAAGGGTGTTTCTAAAGCCATTGCCACTCACTTTTTAAATAATGGTACTACAGCTGATACCAATTTAGTCACACCAACTTCAGAAGTGGGAACTGGTAGTGCTAGGACAGTACCATTTCTAGTTACCACAAAGGCTATTGCTACTCACTTTTTAAATGATGGCACTACAGTAGATACTAGTTCAGTAACAATGAGTTCTGAAACTGGTACAAATAGCACTAGAACTGTACCGTTTTTCGCAACAACCAAAGGTCTTGCCACTCACTTTTTAAACGATGGTACTACGGCAGATACTAGTTCAGCTACTCCATCAGAAGCAACTATATCTTATGGATATAGTTCATTAACAAGAAATGGTATTAGTGTATTAGCTAATACCAAAATACTAAACTCACAGTTATTTAATCATTATTTGTATGATGGAGTAACATTAGATAGTGATTTATTTACGTTAAGTGATACAACAGGAATTAATGAAGCCAGAACAGTACCTTTTGCAGATATATCTAAGGCTATTGCTACACATCTTTTAAATGATGGGATAACAGCTGATAGTAATACTGTTACAATGAGTTCTGAAACTGGTACTAATAGCACTAGAACTGTTCCCTTTATTGTCCTAAATAAATCATTGGCTACCCATTATTTAAATGATGGGACAACAGCAGATACGAGTTCAGTTACAGCAACTGGTAGTGGTGGTGGGATTTGGTTAAATGGATATACCGACCCATATCCGATTGGCAGTTCATATTTTGCAAATGATAGTGGAAACTATACAACAGGCGAATCCACCTTCACTGGATAATTAATAAAAGGAGAATTTTATGAATTTACAAGAAAATTTAGGAATCAAAGGCGAGTTAACTATTTCTGTATTTGACAGAAATGGCAAGTTAAAAGAAGCAAAGAAAGTACCTAACTTAGTTGTTACAGTTGGTAAGAACTATATTGCTTCTCGTATGGTTGGTACTGCATCAACTGTCATGAGCCACATGGCAATTGGTACTGGTACAACAACTCCAGCAGTTGGTGATACAGCACTTGCAACTCAAGCAGGTATTGTTACTGTTAGTGCATTTACTGCTTCTACTAATACTGTTACTGCAACTGCAACTTTCCCATCTGGTACTGGCACTGGCGCAATTACTGAAGCTGGTATCTTTAATGCTGCTTCTGCAGGTACATTGCTATGTCGCACAACTTTCCCAGTTGTTAATAAGGCAGCAGGTGACTCTATCGCAATCACTTGGGTAATTACAGTAAGTTAATTTTTCGGATAAAACATGGCGACATCATCTTCTTTAATGAAGACCACTCTGCATAATTCTATTGCAGATGGTCTATACAATGAGATCTCATCTAGATACGCAAGATACTATTATTTCTTGGGTAGAACTCTGACATGGGAAGATGAGTTAACCCCTCCAACACCGATTGATAGTTTTGCTTACGAATTAGAAACTCGTAATGAAATTATCACGGCAAAAGAAATTAAACCAACTGACGTTGCTTATGTTATCTTAAGACATGACTGGGTTAATGGAACTACCTACGACCAATTTGATGATCAATACTCTACTGAAGTACAGGGTATTAATTTAACATCTGGTGGTTATAGTTATGGTTCAGCACCCAATGTTTATATTGGGTCTCAGGGTGCAGTTACTTGGGCTGCTAGTACATCATATACCTATGGTCAAATGCTTAAGGTTGTGGTATCAGCAACTGTTCAAAGAACTTATCTAGTAACAAATACTGGTGTTTCTGGAACCACGGCACCAACTCATACTACAGGTACTGTTTTAAATGGTACTGGAACTTTAATGTTACAGTACTTTGCGCATAATAATGCCAATGGTAGTGGAGCAACAGCAGAAGCAACTGTTTTAGATGGACAGGTTATTGATATTGAATTAACTGCTCGTGGTACTGGATATACATCAGAACCATCTTTTGTTATTATTGGCGGTAATGGATCAACAGCTGCTGCAAATGCTGTTGTTACAGTTGCTCCATCTGGAGCGCAGAAATTAGAAAATGCAGTTTTTTACGTAGTTACTGATGAGTTTAATGTATATCAATGTTTAGATAATAACAATGGTGGTTCATCTACAGTTAAACCAACAGGAACATCTTATGATGCAGTTGAAACCACTGATGGATATGTTTGGAAATTTCTTTATAATATTCCAATTGCGTTAAGAAATAAATTTTTAACTGATGTATACATGCCAGTTGTTACTGCTCTTCGTGACCAATTTTATTCTGCAGGTACGTTGAAAACAATTCGTTTAGATCAAACTGGTTCAGGATATACTTCTGGTTCAATTGTTGTTCAGGGTGATGGATATGCTACTTTTGAAGAACTTTATCTAACAACTAAAACACTAACATCTGGTGGATCTGGGTATACTTCTGCAACTGTTAGTATTTCTCCACCATTTGATGGGGTTGCCACTTGGTCTGCTACCAGTACAGTATTAGCAAATCAAAAATTAACACATCAAAATAATATATACCGTGTTGCGGTTGCTGGTATAACAGGATCTAGTGGACCAGTTCATCGTCATAATACTGTTAAAAATGGAACTGCTGCCCTTGAGTATGTTGGTACTACAGCAACAGCTGAGACTGTTATTACTAATAGCACAGTTACTGTTGGTTCTTTCACTATTGGTAAAATATATACAATAGCGAGTATGGGTACTACTACTAGCACTCAGTGGAATACTATTGCTGGAACTAGTGCAATAACTTATACTGTTGGTAGTGTATTTACTGCTGCACTTGCTGGTACTGGATTAGGTAATGGCACTGCTACATTTAAAACAATTACAGATTTAACATTGTACGGAATGATAAACAAAGTTCAAATCGTTGGTGGTGGTTCTGGATATACTTCTCCTCCTGTTGTTAATTTTAGTGGCGGTAGTGGAACTAGTGCAGCAGCTGTTGCTGTTTTACAGAATGGTTCAATTATACGTGTTGTCGTAACAGATCCTGGATATGATTATATTTCTGCTCCAACTATTACCTTTGGTACACTTTGGACTGGATTGACTTCACTAACAAATATTGGTGATCAGATCTTTTTCTCAAATCGTTTATACACTGTGGCCAGTACGGGTTTCACAGGTTCTGTTGCACCTATCCATGTTTCTGGAACTGCAACAAATTCTCCAGCTTTTGCAGCATCAACGGCATTAACTTTAAACAGTACTGTTTTTGTTTCCAATAGATTGTATAAAGTTACAACTGCTGGAACTACGCATGCTTCTACGGTTCCATCACATACTACTGGAACTGTTACAAATGGAACTGCAGCATTATTATATCTTGGTGAACCTGTAACATTAACGTATGCTGGCACACAGGCTACTGCAACAACTTCTCTTAAATACGGTGCTGGTTATTCGGCATATCCTACTATTACGTTTTCATCTCAATCTGGAAGTGGTGCTGCGGGTTATTTCAGTGGCGTTAAAACTGAAGCTAGTTTAATACCAATTTTTGCAGCAGATACGCTCGGTCAACAGTGGCAAGCTAGTACTGTATATACTGCGGGATTAAATGTTTGGTATAGTAATAGATTATATACTGTTACGACTGCTGGTACAAGTGGAACTACGGCACCTTCTCATACTTCTGGTACTCTTTCAAATGGTACAACTAAATTATACTTTGAAGGATTGTTTGGTGAATTGGTTGGAGTTCAGGTAGATGATCCAGGTGTTGGATATACATACGCAAACTTAACTGTAACTGGAGATGGTTCTGGTGCAGAGGTTACTGCAGATCTATCTCCAGGTGATGTTAATACTCTACAAGCAAATATTGAATTGCTTACTGTAGATGGAAGAATAATAAATTGCCCAGTTATTTCTGGTGGATTTGGTTATGGGGCAGCGACTATAACTATTACTGGTGATGGTACTGGTGCCACAGCAACAGCTGTTATCAGCAATGGTTCTGTTCAGAAAATAAATATGACCAATTATGGTTCTGGTTATCGCTACGCAAATGTTTTGATTACTGGTGGCGGTGGTTCTGGTGCTAAAGCCAGAGCAATCATTGGCACATATGGTGGCTTTGGCAAAGAAGCACTTAATAATTTGTATGCAAGAACATTGATGTTTTATAGTAATGTTTCCAGAGATAGAAATCAAGGATTCGATGTTAATAATGATTATCGTCAACTTGGTATCATTAAATCTCCACGTCAATATGGGAATACCAATCCACTGACTTCAGTTCTTGCTTCAGCATGCTGGGTTATTGGTGGTATTGCAAATACAACACTATTCCCAGTAGATACTATTATTACAGATGACTCAGATAATAGATTTAGAATTGTTACAAATACAGGTGCAGGATTATTGGTGCAATCAATTGATAATGCACAAATTGTTGCTGGCGTAAATTTCTCGAATACTGCTGGAGATTTATTTACAGTGTCTTCAGTCACCCCACCAACAATAGATAAATATTCAGGTGACTTGTTGTTTATTGATAACAAGCAAGCATTCACCCCAACTGCAGATGAGACAGTTACCCTTAGAACTGTTATTAGGTTCTAATAAATAATAGAGATTACTTACAGGACAGAGTTCACAATGTTAGATTTTAATACCGAACCATATAATGATGATTTTGACGAAAATAATAAATTCCACAGAATTTTATTTCGTCCGAGTTATGCTGTTCAAGCTAGAGAATTAACTCAGCTTCAATCAATCCTGCAGAATCAAATCAAGCGTCATGGAGACCATGTATTCAAACAGGGTGCAATGATTATTCCTGGGCAAATCTCTCTTGATAGAAAACTCAGTTATGTAAAATTAGAAGCATTTAACACTGCTGGCGACGTTACTGAAACATTTATTGCAGAACTAGCAGGTAAGACTTTAGTTGGTTCTAGTGGATTAACTGCTCAAATTGTGGCATTATCAAATGCTGACGGCACAGATCCAACTACATTATTTGTTCGCTATACTTCAAGCGCAGATGATACTACAACAAAGGTATTTGCTGGCAGTGAAGTTTTAACTACGTCAGATGATGAATATACAGTAACTGTTTTAGCTTCTAGTGCTACTGGTACTGGTTCAGCTGCAACTATTGAGCGTGGTGTTTACTATGTAAATGGATTCTTCGTTCTATGTGATGCTCAAACAATCATTCTTGACAAATATACAAATACACCTTCATACAGAGTTGGTTTAACTATTGATGAGCAGAAAGTTACACCAGAAGATACTGGTTACGAATCACTACTAGATAATGCACAGAACAGCTATAACTACGCTGCTCCAGGTGCGCATCGTTACTTTATTGATTTAGTATTAACTAAGATAGCATTAAATTCTACAAATGATGCTAATTTTATTGAATTGCTTAATGTAGATGCAGGAGAGATTAAACGTGAGGTAAAAACAACAGCTTATGCTGAGATTGAAAAAACCCTCGCTCGTCGCACATTCGATGAATCTGGTAACTATACTACAAAACCATTTAAGATTGATGTTCGTGAACACAGAAACAACAATCGTGGAGCATGGGTTGCCAACAAAGCATATTTGATCGGTGACGTAGTTACAAATGGAGCTAACATTTATGTTGCCAAAACTTCTTCAACATCTGTAAATATTCCACCAACGCATACTTCTGGGGAATCATATGATGGTGCATCTTCAACTGGTGTCAACTGGGAATATAATTTAAACCCAGCATATAATCGTGGTATCTATACACCAGAAGCTGGTGGTCTTGAAGCTAAACTTGCTATTGGTATGGAACCAGGAAAGGCATATGTTCAGGGATATGAGATCGAAAAGATCGCTACTGAATATGTTACTGTTCCAAAAGCACGTGACTTTGTTCAAACAACTGATACGTATTTAACGACGGCAATTGGTAATTTTGTATACATTGCCAATATCAATTCATTGCCGCCATTTGATTCAGCAAGTGGTATGCCAACGATTACTCTCTACAATAGATTCACTTCTTCAGTGGGTGTATTACCTTCTGGTGGAACTGCAATAGGCACTGCACGTGTTCGTGGTATTGAATGGGATAGTGGAACTTTGGGAACAATAAGTGCTGTTTACAAGTTGTATCTATTCGATGTTACCATGACAACTGGGCTTGACTTTAACAGAGATGTTAAATCATTCTTCTATAGTCGTTCAGATACCAATTTAAACTTTACTGCTGATATCTATCCAATTGCTAATCAATTGGTTGGTTCTGCAACAACTTATTCTTCATATCCAACTAAGGGTGCTTCTACCACTTTAATTGGTATTGGATCCGCATGGCAAGGTGGCACAACTACTAGCCCAGCACTAAAGGTTGGCGATTATATTCGCATTGGTCCAAATACTTCTACCAATATTCGTAGAGTTACAACTATTACAAACAATGGTACTATTGTAGTTGATTCTTCAGTTACTGCTGATGGTGATATTATTTACCTTATCACTACTAAAGTTGAAGAGCCACAAAACAATAGATTAGTTTTCCCACTTCCAAATTACGCAATTAAATCTGTTCGTGACGCTAATTCAGTAAAGCAGATTATTTACTATGGAATGCAATATATTTCAGGAACAACAACTTCTGGTTCTGGTGGTTCTTGCACATTAACCATTAATACTGCCGCTGGTGTATTTGCGGATTCAACAGAAACTGACAATTATATTGTGGCATGGTATGATGCTACTTCTGGTGGTACTATTGTAAAACCAACTTCTATTAGTGCTGGTGGTGCTTCTTCTATTACATTCACTTTACCAGATACATACGCATCAACTAACTTTATTGTCATGGCCACAGTTAAGAAAGTTGGTTCTGATGGTGGGGAAAAGACAAAGACTCTTACAACGGTAACACAAACATATACAACACAAGCAGCAGCAACTCGAGCAATTCTATCGCTTGGTAAAGCTGATGTTTTAAGAATTAAATCTATATTAATGGACAGTGGTTCTTTTGCTTCTCCAGCAGGAACATACACTATTGACATTCTTGATCGTTATGATTTTGATAATGGTCAAAGAGATACTCATTACGATCTTGGTCGTTTGTTTTTGAAACATTCATATTCACCACCATCTGCTCGAATCTCTGTAACCTTTGAACATTTTTCTCATTCATCTGGTGATTATTTCACAGTAAACTCATATCCAGCAACTGTTGCTCTTAAAGATATTCCATCGTACAATAGTGTATCACTACGAGATGTATTAGATTTCCGTCCACGTATTGGTGATGCAGGAACAACATTCTCTGGTTCTGGATCATCCTTTGCCATGACACCTAAACGTGGTCAAGATGTTACTATAGATTATTCTTACTACCTATCACGTAAGGATAAAATTGCTATATCTCCATACGGTGCATTCTTTGCGGTTTCTGGTGTTTCTGCATTAATACCATCAGAGCCAGTTGATCCATCAATTGGTATGGTTCTGTATAAACTTACTCTTGAGCCATACACTTTTGGAACAACAAACGCAAACTTAATTATTGATCAGGTTGATAACAAACGATACACCATGCGTGATATCGGTAAACTTGAAAAGCGTATTGATAATTTAGAGTACTATACTTCTTTAACTTTGTTAGAGCAAGAAACAAAGGGACTTACTATCACAGACTCTACTGGTCTTGATAGATTTAAAAATGGTTTCGTTGTGGATGCGTTCACTGGCCATAATGTTGGTAATGTATTATCTCCAGACTACCTATGCTCTGTTGATATGCAGAATGGTGAACTACGTCCATTCTACGTAATGGACAACGTAAATCTTGTTGAGAATTTATCAAACGATGGAGATCGTACAACAGCTGGGTATAAAGTTTATGGCGATGTAATTACTCTGCCATTAAATGCTACAACTCCACATGTACCATTAGTTACGCAACAATATGCTTCTCGTCTAGAGAACATTAACCCATTCGCTATCTTTACGTTCCTTGGCGATATTCGTCTGAACCCATCTTCTGATGATTGGTTTGAAGTTAATCGTGCTCCAGATATTGTTCGTAACGTAGAAGGTAACTTTAATACTATTGCTGCTCTTGCAACACAAGCTGGTATTCTTGGAACTATCTGGAACGCATGGCAAGTAAACTGGATCGGTCAACCAGTCCCAGTTGGTGGATCTTTAATTCAATATACAACTGGTGATAACTGGGCAAACCAACGTGCATTAGAAGAGGGTGCCACATATATTAATGTGGACCAATTTAATCAGCGTTTTGGCGGTGAAGGGCAATCGGCTCCAGCACGTCAGGTTTATGTTTCCCAATCAGCTCAAACTGGAACTAGATCTAGAACTGGTGTTAAATCAACTCTTGCAGTTCAAATGGAAAGACAAGTTGTTGATGACAAGATAATTTCAACAGCGTTGATTCCTTATATCCGTAGTAGAAATATTCTTGTTCAGGTTAAGAAGTTAAAACCAAATACAAAATTCTATCCGTATTTTGATAATATCAGTGTAACACCTTATTGCACACCATCTTCGTACTTTACATATACACTACCTTCTTTAACATCAACTGATTTTGAAACTGCAAAGAACTCTGGTAGTTTAGCTTCTTCAACTGCTCGTGTTATTAATAATATCTCTGGTGTACTAAGTGCCGACGATGCTGGTAATATGTGTTTGAATGTTGGTGACGTAATTACTGGTGCTACATCAGGTGCAACTGCTGTTGTTGTTGGTAAAGAATATAATGAAGAAAGTGGAATCAGAATTCTTCATGTAATGAATATTAAAGGTACATTTAGTATTTCTGAACAAATCGCTGGTTCAATCTCTGGTGCTGTTGGTACTTTAACTGCCAAAGAAAATAATAAGTCTCAGGGTGCTAATCTTGTGACTAACTCTATCGGTGATTTAAACTTCATCTATCATATTCCAAATAATAGTTCTATTAATTTTAGAACTGGTACTCGTGAATTTAAATTGCTTGACGTAAGTACTGTTGATGGTCAACAATCATCTTCTGCTAAAACTCAATATGAAGCGACTGGTATTCTAGAGACAAAACAACAAACTGTTCTTTCAATCCGCAATGCTCATATTATCCAAGAAATTATTGCAGAGAATGATACTATTACTCGCACTCTTGAACGTGTTGAACGTGATACTGGATGGTATGATCCATTGGCTCAAACATTCTTGGTTCAAAATGAAGGTGGTGCATTCTTAAGTAAAGTAGATATTTTCTTCGCTACCAAAGACAGTAATCTTCCTGTAACATTACAAATTCGTGATGTTGTAAATGGTTATCCAGGTAAACGTATTTTACCGTTCTCTGAAGTTACGTTGAACTCAAGTCAGGTTAATATTTCGGCAACTACTGTTGCAATGACTGATGGATCTGGATCTAGTTTTCCAAAGTATGACACACCAACTACCTTTACTTTCCCATCACCTGTTTATGTTCAGGATGGTGAAGAATATTGTATCGTTCTAGCATCTGATTCAAATAACTACAAAGTTTGGATTAGTCAGATGGGTGATGTCATTCCAGCTTCTTCAAGAACTATTTCTGAACAACCATATGCTGGTGTTCTCTTTAAGTCGCAGAATGCTTCTACTTGGACAGCAAACCAAGATCAAGACTTGAAGTTTACTGTTTACCGTGCAAACTTTGACACACTGGTAACTGGCAGTGTTGTATTTACAAATGACGTTCTTACAACCCCTGTTATTGATACAGATCCTTTTGAAACTGTAAGTGGAACCAATAAGGTTCGTGTGTGGCATCGTGACCATGGATTATTTACAGGATCTAGAGTTCAATTTGACAATATTGATACCACAATTTATACTGGAGTTGCTTCTTCTGGTGGTACTATTACTACATCATCTTCTAGCACTGGAGTTACTGGTGTAAACACATTTTTTATCGATGACTTTACAGTTTCTGGTTGTGCATTATTCCGTGCCAGTGATAATAAGTTTATTGGTATTGTTGATGGAGTTACAACCGATACTTCATTGGTATTGAGAAACAATGCTTCTGCAACTATTGCCACTGGATTTACATGGAAATTGGCAAACCCAATAAATGGTATTCCAGTAACTGAACTTTATAAAGATACTAATGGTATTGCAATCACTCATACTATCAGTGATGTTGATCTAGATTCTTACGTAATCACAGTAACTACAAATGCTACAACTACTGGTTACACTGGTGGTGATACAGTTCGTGCTGGTCATAATGTAATCTATGATGTAATCCAACCAAGTATTCAAGCACAGAATTTCCCAGACACTACTTGTAGTTTTACCTTCAAAGGAACTTCTGGTAAATCAGTAGATGGATCAGAAAGTCCATATACTCTTGGTGAATATGCTGGTGTTACACCGAACAATAGTAACTACCTATATTATCCTGGAGTTATTGCTTCAACAATTAACCAATCAACTTTTGTTGGATCTAAGACTGCATTCTTGCAAGCAACTATCTCTTCAACAAATAGTTCTGTGACACCTATTATTGATACTCACAGAACATCCTTGATTACTATTTCCAATAAGATTAATAATCCACGTGAAGATAATATCAATGTGGCTGATCTAGATAATAGAACTCTATTCACTGGTGCAACTGGTGCTTATACTTTTGCCAACGTGGGTTCTGCATGGACAGCAAATACTGCTAAGGTTGCTGGTGATCAGGTATTCTTTGCTGGAAATCTTTACACAGTAACTGTTGCAGGAACTACAGGAACTTCGGCTCCAGATCATACTGTAGGTAGTGTTTCAAATACACCATTAAATAGTACATTATCTGGAGTTATAATTACTGGAACTGCAGGACAATTTAGCTGTACATCAACTTCTTTATCTTTGGGGCAACCAATAACTATTACTGGAAGCTATGGTGGTACTGGTTCTATTACTAGCTACGCAACTGGTACTACATATTATATTATTACAACAAATGGTACAACTACCTTTACATTATCTGCGAGTTTAGGTGGTTCCGCAATTACTACAACTGCAGGAACTCCAACTGGTTTAACGTACACAACTACTGGCGGAACATTAGTATTAACATACGCTGGTAATTCTGCAACTATTAACTCTACCAATGCTGCAGTTTGTGCTCTAATGCAAACTGTCTCTGTTGGTAAATACGTAACTATCTCAGGTTCAACTACTGCTGGAAATAATGGTACTTACCTAGTTACTAAAGTGGTTGGAAATGGAACTTCAACTGGTACTATTACTGTTCTTAAGACTGATAACTTTACAGCTGAATCTGCTGTAAGTGGAACCACAGTTAAACTAAGAACTCTATTCGTAGATGAGATCTCTCCAAAGGGTAGTTCTTCAGTTAATAAATATATCTCGAAAGCGATTAAACTAGAAAACCCATCTAACTTCTTTAGAATTAGACTTGCTACTAACTGCCCAAGTGAATCAAATGTATTGGTATATTATAAAACCAGTCCAGTTGGATCTACTCAGGACGTAGAATTGATTAACTGGACATTAAGTTCTCCAGATGCTCCTATTAAGAAAGTTCAGAATGGCGATGGAACATTCTATGATGTGGATTACTCTGAAGAAAACCTAGTACCATTTGATTCTATCGCTGTTAAGATCGTAATGCAGTCTACTAATAGTTCTGCACCTCCAAGAATTAAAGATCTGAGAATCATTGCTTGCGCATAATATGTATATAAAAGTTGAAGGAAATACTGGATTAGTTAGGGATCCTGCCACTATGGCAATCCTAAATACTAATAGAGCAGACTATGATAACTACATGCGTAGAAGAGAATCCCTACTGTCCGATAAAGAACAAATCGTAAATCAGGCAGAAGAAATAAATAACATAAAACAAGATTTGAGTGAAATCAAACAGATGCTAACAGCATTATTGCAGCCCCGCATAAAAGGATAAGTAAAAATGTCAACACTAGTCTTAAGAGCCACTAAAGGTTCTCCGTTAACTAATACGGAAGTCGATACTAACTTTAGTAATTTAAACACGGATAAACTGGAATCCACCTATGCTGGTGCCCTAAGTGGTGTAACTGGTGTCGGTACATTAGCCACAGGTACTTGGAATGCTACTGTAATTGCTGGTCTATACGGTGGTACTGGTGTAGCAAACAGTGGTAAGACAATTACGCTAGGTGGTAATCTTACTACCTCTGGCGCATTTGCCACTACACTAACTGCCACTGCCACTACTTCTGTAACGCTACCAACAACTGGTACTCTTGCAACACTAGCTGGTACAGAATCCCTTACAAATAAGAAACTTGGTAGCTTGACTACTAATGGTCTTGTCACTACTTCTGGTTCTGATGGTACTCTTAGCGTAACTACTACGCTTGGTGTTGCTACTGGTGGTACTGGTACTACTACAGCGTTTACTGCTGGTTCTATTGTTTTTGCTGGAACTTCTGGTGTTTATAGTCAAGATAATTCTAACCTATTTTGGGATAATACCAATGATCGTTTAGGTATTGGCACAACAAGCCCTGTAACCAAACTTGAAATTGCTGGTAGCAACAACAATACTTGGAATGTAACAGCATCCATTACTGGCACAACGATGACTGTAACTGCTGTCTCAAGCGGAACAATTGCTGTTGGTGATTTGGCTTATGGTACTTCTGTGCAAGCGTATACAAGAGTAACCGCCCTCGGTACAGGAACTGGCGGTATTGGCACGTATACGGTTAGCGTTTCGCAAACAGTTGCATCAGCAACCATATATGGAACTACGCTGTACGGCACTACGCTCATCAGAATAACTGACACAGATACAGCGCAACTTAATGGTCAACCAAATGGCGCATTGCAGTTTTACACATCTGATACTTCAGCAACTGCTGGTGTAGCTGCTTATGTTGCCGCACTTGCTGAAGACACTTCTCCAGACACAGCACTTGTATTTGGTACACGAGATGACGCTGGTGGTGGCATAGACGCTAATGAGCGTATGCGTATCGACTCCAGCGGTAATGTGGGGATTGGTACTGCTTCACCTGTAAGTCAATTACATTTAGCTAAAACCAGTGATTTAGTATTCACTCAAAGTGGATATGGTATTTCTTGGGGTGGAGCGGATAACGGCTCTCCAAGAATTTATGGATCTTCCGCAGGTATTGGTGGTGTTAGTGGATATCTAGCATTCAAAGCTTCTACAGGTAGTGAAGCAATGCGTATCGACTCCAGCGGTAACGTGGGTATTGGTACTGTTACACCAACACAAAAACTTAGTGTTGCTGGAGTACTTAGTTTTAATAGTGCAGGTGCCTTTAGTGGTTCGGGCTACGAGATAGCACAAGATGGCGCAGCTTTCTTGTGTTTTTCAGGTGGGTCTGCTGGTACACGATTTATAAATGCTTCTTCTGCTACTGAATGGTTACGTATTACTTCTGCTGGTGGTATATCATTTGGTACATCTGGTTCTGCTTACGGCACATCTGGACAGATTCTAACATCTAATGGTAATGCTGCTCCAACTTGGAACACATCTACTGCAGCATCAACTGGTAAAGCAATTGCCATGGCAATAGTCTTCGGAGGATAAATAAAATGACTACAAATTATACTTGGAATGTTCTTGAAGTTAAAGCAGACCAATCTACTGGTGTTGTAAATAATGTTACCTGGGAACTTACTGCATCTAATGGTGTTACAGAATCTAAAATTAGTTCTATCGCTTTCCCTAAAGAAGAATTTGTTTTTAGTCAATCAACTACAGAAGAACAGCTTATTGACTTAGTTAAAACTACTATTGGTTCAGCTGAAGAAGCTGCATATATTAATGAAGTTAACAAGCAAATTGACAATCAACCAGAAAACGTAACTCTTTCATGGGTTGCAGAACAATCACCAGAATAATCAAAGAGGAAATAAAAAATGGCAGCCCCAAATATTGTAAACGTAGCAACCATCAATGGTTCTATCGCATATCAAGCATTAACAAACACAAACAATGTATCTCTTGTTAGCAATGCAGCAGCAAGTAATACTGTGTTTAAAATAAACAACATCTTTGTGTCAAACGTAAATGGTGTTTCAGCAGCAACTGTTACTTTGTCGTACATGGCTTCAGCTAACGCTGTGACTAATGGTACGCTGACAACAGCCACTGGTACTGCGTATCGTATTGCTTATCAGATTTCTGTTCCAGCAAATACTACTTTGATGTTGCTTGATAAAGCTGGTGCGATTTATCTACCAGAAAATGCTTCATTGGCAATTCAGGCTGGTACAGCAGGTTATCTAGAGGTTGTTGCTTCATACGAAACAATTGCTTAATTTAGTTTTTGAATAAGACGGGACAACATGTCTAAGAGATACCCAGGAAATTCTATTACTGGAAACCCAGTAGCACTATCACAAACATCAAACAATGGTATTTGGGATCTTAAGGATAACTATACTGCCGTAGGAAATAATACATGGCAATCAGCTGGTAGTGGTACGTATGAGATTCCAAATTCGTTGAGATTTAGAGCAGCAACAAGTTCACATCTTAGTAGAACACCAACTGTTGCTGGTAATAGAACAACGTGGACATTATCACTTTGGCTTAAACGTGGAACCATAAGTAACGATTACCAGCGTATTTTTTCTGCTAGAGGTAATGCTGGTGAATTGACTGAATCTGTTTGGAACAATGATGGTGGAGCACAAGACACTTTAGTTGTCGAAAATTTTACAGGTGGTGTTCAGTCTCGTCTTATATCTACACCTGTTTTTAGAGACCCTTCTGCATGGTATCATATAATTCATGCTTATGATACCACTCGGGCAGCTGCGCCTGATAGAGTAAAAGTTTATATAAACGGAAGTCTAATTACGTTTCGAAGTGGAAGTTATCCAGCACAAAACGTAAATACTTATATGAACAGTACGCAAGTACATAAAATTGGAAACGGAACTGATTACGCAGTTCCTTTCGATGGTTACATGGCAGAAGCTATCCTAATTGACGGTGCAGCATTAGATCCATCTTACTTTGGTTATACCGATCCTATTACTGGTATTTGGCAACCAAAGCGTTACACTGGTGGTTATGGTACTAATGGTTTTTACCTACCATTTAATCAGTACGCTTCCCGAGTAATGCTTGGTAAGAATTACAATCCAAGCAATTTACTTGTTCGTTCAGAAGAACTTGATAATGCTTCATGGTTAAAACCAGCAGCTGCAGTAGCCCCAGTCGTTACTGCAAATGCCATAGCTGCTCCTGATGGATCTACCACAGCAGATTTAGTAACCTTTGCTGGTGCCACAACGCACCCAGCTTATCAAGAAGTTACTGTACCAACTTTTGTACCTGGTGATACGTATACTGCAAGTATGTATTTAAAGACTTCAGTTGCTGGTACTTATAATTTACAGTTGGTTTATTTCTACGCTAGTGGTGGTAATCAAGATGGTTACGCTAACGTAGTATTTAATTCAAGTGGTGTACTAACTTCTTGTACCGCATCTAGTGCTTACATGTCAGCAAGTGCACAATACGTTGGTAATGGATGGTATCGTGTTTCTGCAACTAATCAATGGTTAAATCAAGGTGGTGCGCTTCCTGGAACAACTATTCGTACTTCGATCGGACCAGGTTCTGGTGCATCTTCCATACATGTATGGGGTGCGCAGATAAATCTTGGTAATACTGCTGATCCTTATGTACAAACAGTTGCATCTGCTATTAATAATAGCTGGGCTCCAAATGGTGGTTTAGTTGTAGGAACAAATGTTGTTGCAAATACAGGCAATATTATTCACAGTAGATATCTAAGATATACTGATGGTAGTTTGCCAGGTACTCTGTTTTCTCCAAATACTAGCGTATTCACTGGTTATGCCTTAACAGGTGCTGGTGAAGGTAAGAATAATGTTCCAATTCGTTACACCCCACCAACTCCAATCCCATATGTTACACTTGAGATTAAATACGGTAACAGTAATAACAACAACGCAAATGGTGCTCAACTAGTTATAAATGGCACACAAGTTGATACTATTCCCTATGCAGGT